AGATATTCTGTAAGTGGTAAGATAGATACAGGTATACTAGCAAATATTTCAGATGATAACTTAAACAAACTAATATTATTATTAAAAGAAAAAGACTTTACCAATATGAGAAAATGGGTAGTCAACAATCTAGATAATGATCCTGTTGTAGTATTCAGACGAATATATGATACAATGTATGAGAATTTAGAATCAGAAACTATACCTCACGCTGTATTAATATTAGCAGACTATTCTTATAAGTCTGCTTTTGTGGCTGATCAAGAAATTAATCTTGTGGCCTGCTTGACTGAAATTATGAGTCAATGCAAATTTAAATAAGGAGAAAAATATGGCTGATCTGACAAGTATAACCTCAGAACTTTCAACAGGTCTTGCTGGTAAAGAAGTTGATCTACAAGGATCAATAGTCACCTTTGATTTCGGAGAAGGTGTCGTATGTCTAGACGGAAGTTTAGAAAAAGGACCAACAAATATAGTGGTATCTAATGAAGTTAAGACTTCGGAGGCTACTGTTAAAATGTCTTGTGATTTGTGGGAACAAATAAAACAAGGAACAACAACAAGCGCCAATGCATTTATGAATGGCGAAATAAAACTTGAGGGTGATATGGATATAGTCAGGAGACTTCAGGTCATATTTGACTCAGTAAAATAAGAAAGAGAAGATTATATTATGAGAGATGTGAAATTATTTGATAACAGAATTTTATTTAAAGATGAATTAGTAACCGAGACTGATATGCCTACATTATTTTATGGCAAAAGAATAGTTATGTTTGGGTTACCAGGTGCATTTACACCTACCTGTTCATCTAAACAAGTACCTGCCTATGAAGATATGTACGAGCAGTTTATAGATACAAAAAAGGTTGATGATGTGTATTGTATATCAGTCAATGACCATTTTGTTATGAACGCTTGGGGTAAAGACTTAGGCATAAAAAAGATTACACTAGTACCTGATGGCAGTGGTTCCATAACTAGACAATTAGGAATGTTGGTTGATAAACCAGTACAGAATTTTGGTCAAAGATCATGGAGATATTCTTCATATATCGTTAATGGTATAGTGAAAGAAATGTTTATAGAACCTGGCATAAATAATATGAGTGATGACGAAGATCCATACGAAGAGTCAACACCAGAAAAGATATTAGAATATGTCAAATCCCTATGAACTAAAACATTATCTTAACGCAATCAATTATACAAAAGAGAACCTGGTCAATTCAGATGATCAGATGTGGGCAAAGAAATATCCTGCCTATATAACGAATAAGATAATGTCTGCATTCCCAGACACCTTAATGTTGGCTAATGAAATGAATCGTCATAGCCATCTCGATAAAGATATACAGTTTCAATTCTATATAAATAGTGTTAGAAAAAAGAAACGATTTAGTCCGTTCATAAGAGCGTCTAAGTTAAAAGATATTGATGTTGTAAAAGAGTATTATGGTTATAGTAATGACAAGGCAAAAGACGCTCTAAAGATACTCTCTAAGGATCATATTAAGTATATTAAAGAAAAATTATTTAAAGGTGGAACAAAATGAGTGAGGAAACACAATGGAGTCCCGAGAGTATGCTCGAGGTCTCTTTAAAAGAACCTGATGACTTTCTGAAGGTTCGAGAGACCCTAACAAGAATAGGTGTTGCGTCTAGAAAAGACAAAAAACTATTTCAATCTTGCCACATACTTCATAAACAAGGCAGATATTTTATCGTACATTTCAAGGAACTATTTGCTTTAGATGGCAAACATAGCAATTTATCTGAAAATGATATTGAAAGAAGAAATACTATAACACAGTTATTAGCAGATTGGGGATTAATTAGTATTATAAATCCAGATAATGCTACAGCAAAGGCACCATTATCTCAAATAAAAGTTATTTCATTTAAAGATAAAAACAATTGGTCTTTAGAAACGAAATACAATATAGGTAAAAAGGTAGATGAAACCAGTTAAGTTTAATGACTTTATAACCGAAGAAAAGAAATCAAAGAAGTATAAGATACTAGTTGTCTCTGCTGACCCAGCACCCGAAGGACAAAAGTTATTTCGTACTGCTCGAAGATTTAAAGAAGAGGGTGAGAAACAAGGACACAAAGTTTATGTTGTACAAGTTGAAGGCGCCTTTATAGATTATGAAGATGGTGTATATACAATATATAACGAAGGTGATGAAAAAGGATTTGTAATAGATCGACACGACACAGTTGCTATTATTAGAGGTTCAGTTAGATTAAAGAAAAGTTGGTTAGACTTAGTATCTCGTCTAGAGAAAACTGGTATTACTATGGTGAATAGTAGAGAAGTTGTTGAGATATCTTCAGACAAATACAGATCATATGTTAAATTACAAGACTTTGGTTTAACACAACCTAAGACAGCATTAATACCTAATGAAGATAACTGGAAAACAGCGTTTGAAAGTTTAGAAACAGATTATCCTATTATTATGAAAACACTTGAAGGATCAAAGGGTGTCGGTGTATTGTTTGTTGAGTCTGAAAGACAAATGGACGGACTAATACAATTACTTTATTCTCAAAATGAAGATATTGATTTACTTATTCAAGAGTATATTAAAACTGATGGTGATATAAGAGTGCTCGTACTAGGCGGTAAGATTATTGCTTCAATGAAAAGAAGTGTTGTTGAAGGCGATTTCAGATCAAATGTTTCTCAAGGCGCTGCCGTTGCAGAATATGAATTATCAGAATTAGAAATAGAACAATGTTTACTTGCTTCAAAGGCGATGGACGGCGTATTTACTGCTGTTGATTTTATACCGTCAAAGAATCCTAAAAAAGATCCACCGTACATACTAGAAGTAAATCATTCAGCAGGTACTGAAGGTATTGAAAAGGCAACAGGAAGAAATATTGTAAAACAAGTTGTTGATTATTTTGCAGATGAAAAAGTTAGATATCCAGTTGCTACACAATGTGGTCATAGAGAAGTTATCACTATAAAACCATTCGGTGAAATGATTGCTAAGTTTGACACAGGTAATGGTCAATATTCGGTTCTTCATGCAGAAAATATTAAAGTATCCGGCAAAAAAATAACCTTCAAACTAAGAGGTAAAACTATTACCACAGATTTATTAGAAACATACGAAGCAGAAACTGGTGGTGGTTCAGACAAACGACCAGTTGTTAAACTTGAAGTAGAATTTGCAGGTAGTACCTATTCAGATGTGATGTTTGGATTAAACGATAGAAGCGATATGGGCACAGATGTTTTGTTCAGTCGTTATGTGATGTCTAAGATGTTTAATGTGGCAGTAAACCCAGCAAGAAAGTTTATAGTGACCACAAAATATTCTATAGATTAAAATATTATTAATAACAAAAGGAAAAAATAATGGCTAAGACAAGTGAAGTGAAAGTCCTACGATTAAAAGTAGGCGATTTTATAATTGCTAAAGTAAGTGAGTTGAAAGACAAATATACTATGGAGAAACCTATGGCATTAGGTTTTGTTGGTGCAGGTGAGAGTGGTCAAGGCACTCTACAATTCGCCCCTTGGTTCCCATTTACAGATTCAAGAGAAATTAATATAGCAAAAGATGATGTTCTTTTAATAGAAGAACCTGGTTTAGATTTACTAAATCATTATAACAAAAATTTTGGTAGTGGTCTCATACAGACACCGAAAGGTTTAATTACCGAATAATTCTTGACTTTTAAGTCAGATCCTGTTATAATGATTATATGAAGTTCTACACATCCGTTATACCACACCGTGGTCGTCTTTTGGTTCGTGCCATTGTTAACGGTAAAAGAATTCAAAAAAGAATTAACTATAAACCTTCTCTATTCATTCCAGTAAAAAAAGAAACAAAGTATAAAACTCTTGACGGCAGGCCGTGTGAGAGAATAAGTTTTGATAGCACTTACGAGCAAAGAGAATGGTTAAAACAATATGATGGCGTAACCGGGTTTGAATTCTTTGGCAATACTAGACATCAACACGCTTTTATATCAGATGAATTCAAAGGTAATATAGAATGGGATATATCTAAACTCAATACGATTACGATTGATATTGAAACTGCCTGTGAAAATGGTTTTCCTGATCCTAAAACTGCGATTGAACCTTTGTTATGTGTCACCGTAAAATCACACTCAACAAAAGATATTATTGTATTCGGTATAGGTGAATACAAAAACGACAATGAAAAGGTAACATATCTAAACTTTACAACTGAACAGCAACTGTTAGAAGCATTTATTAAATTCTGGCAAGAATATGATCCTGATATTATTACAGGTTGGAATTGTAAATTTTTTGATATGACTTATTTGATAAATCGTATTAATTATTTAATGGGTGAAACTCAATCTGCTAAATTAAGTCCTTGGGGTATTGTAGAATCAAAATCTCAAAACAAACAATTCGGTGGTGAGATTCAACATTATGACATTCTTGGCGTATCAACTTTAGACTATCTAGATTTGTATAAGAAATATACTTATTCAAAACAAGAGAGTTATCGTCTTAACTTTATTGCTGGTGTAGAACTCGGTGAGTATAAAGATGATAACCCTTACGATACTTTTAAAGACTGGTACACCAAGGACTATCAATCATTCGTAGATTATAATATTCAAGATGTAGAATTAGTTGACAGATTAGAAGATAAGATGAAACTAATTGAATTACATTTAACAATGGCCTATGAAGCAAAGGTAAACTTTCAAGAAGTATTCCAACAGGTTACAATGTGGGATGCAATTATATTTAACTTCTTAAAAGATAAAGGTATAGTTATACCACAAAAAGAAGAACACGAAGGTGCCCGTGGTTATGAAGGTGCCTATGTTAAAGATCCTATTGTAGGTTTTCACGATTGGATTGTAAGTTATGATTTGAACAGTTTGTATCCACATTTAATTATGCAGTACAATATATCACCTGAAACTATTATTGGGTTTCAACCTGAACTTGCAAGTGTAGATAGAATGCTTGATCGTGAGGTTGATTTTTCTAACTTTGAGAAAAGAACTATGACACCTAATGGTGCGATATTTAGAACTGATAAACCTGGGTTCCTAGGTGAGTTGATGGAGAAGTATTATACAGATAGAAGTAAATATAAAAAGTTAATGATTGTTGAGCAAAAGAAACAGCAAAAAGATAAAGGCAATAAACAAATTCAAAATAATATTTCTAAGTATAATAATATACAAATGGCAAGAAAGATCGCATTGAATAGTGCCTATGGTGCTATCGGCAATAAGTATTGTAGATATTATGATGTAAGACAGGCAGAGGGTATCACACTTGCAGGTCAATACTCAATTAGATTTATACAAAGACGAGTCAATGAATACCTTAATAAGTTATTGAAAACTGAAAAGGTAGATTATGTTGTTGCTTCAGATACAGACTCAATCTATATTCGTATGGGTGATGTTGTGAAGAAAATGGGCCTCGGCGATGATATTAAAAAGACTGTAAATATTTTAGACAAGTTTTGTGATCAGAAACTTAAACCTTATATTGATCAAAAGTATCAAGAGTTGGCTGATTACACACACGCTTACAGACAAAAGATGGTGATGGATAAAGAAGTGATTGCCAACAAAGGTATCTGGACTGCTAAGAAAAGATATATTCTTAATGTATATAATTCTGAAGGTGTTGATTATGAAGAACCTAAACTAAAGATTATGGGTATTGAGGCAGTTAAGTCATCAACACCAAAGGCGTGTAGAGAAAAAATTAAAGAGGCACTAAAAGTTATTATGACTAAAGATGAAAGTGCTTTGATAGAATTTATAGATGAATTCAAAAAAGAATTTATTGAACTGCCTGTTGAAGAAGTATCTTTCCCAAGAAGTGTTAATGGTCTTTTAAAGTATCAAGATAATACACACATTTATAAAAAGAGTACCCCTCGCCATGTTAAAGGTGCATTGATCTATAATCTAAATTTAAGACAAGATAGTAAATTGCTAAATAAGTATGAGACCATTAAAGAAGGTGATAAGATTAAATTCTTAACATTGAAAATGCCTAACCCATTTAAGGATGATGTTGTATCTTTCCCAACTAAACTACCTAGAGAGTTTGGTTTAAAACAGTATGTAGATTATGACGCTCAATTCGAGAAATCATTTTTAGATCCATTACGATTTATAGTGAGTGCAATCGGATGGAACTTTGAACGACAAGCCTCACTAGAAAGTTTTTTCGGATGAGTAATAGATTTAAAATAATAATAATGCTAGCAGGCCTTTCACCATTTGCTATTTGGTGGACAGCCTACATTATGGGATATGTACAACTATGATAATCATTTGTGGTAGATGTGGATTTAAACATATAAGAAATGGGTGGTTCTGTTTACATTGTGGAGGGTTTTTAAGATGAGAGTAGAAGTTATAAAAATTATGGGATCAGATTTATCGGTTGTCAATGCCGCTAGAGTTTCCTATAATAAAGTATCTGAAGAGTTTGATAATAAAGATGAGAAGTTAATTAAGTATTTAGCAGAACATAATCATTGGTCACCATTTGCACACGCCTTTGCTTCATTTAGAATAGAGGCACCTATATTTGTTGCAAGACAATTAGTAAAACATCAAGTCGGCCTTGCATGGAATGAAGTGTCTAGAAGATATGTTGACTATGTACCTAAAGTATATAAGATAGATAAATGGCGTGGCAGACCTAAAAATTCAAAACAAGGATCAGATGGTGTTGTAGTAATGTCTAAAGATATGCAGTTTAAATATGATATGTGTATAGAACGAAGTATAACTATGTACAATAATATGATAGAAGAAGGCATAGCACCTGAACAGGCAAGAGCAGTATTACCACAAGGCATGATGACTGAATGGAT